AGGTGCCGCTCGACAACCTGCGAAAGACGCGGCATTATCTGGCTGAGAAGATCCTCAATATTGTGCAGCGGTTTTACACTGAGCAGCGTGTCATCCAGATCACCAACGAAGACGATCCGCTCAAGCCGCGAGAGCCGATGGTGATCAACGCCATGACTCCGGAAGGCCGCGTCATCAACGACCTTACGCTCGGCGAGTATGACGTGGTGATCGGCACCGCGCCGGCCCGCGACTCGTTCGATGAGATGCAGTTTGCCGAGGCGCTTAGCCTGCGGCAGGTCGGCATCATGATCCCGGACGACGCGATCATCGAGTACAGCCACCTCGCTCGTAAGGGCGAACTCGCCAAGCGTATCCGTATGGCTACAGGCGTCGAGCAGACCCCGGAGCAGCAGGAGGCCGCCGCCATGCAGAACGAACTGGCGATGCAGCAGATCCAGCTGGAGCTGCAGCGTGCACAGGCCGAGATCGAAAAGCTCCAGTCGGAGACTGCGGTCAACATGGCCAAGGCGCAGACCGTTGCCGAAGTCGACCCGCAGTTGCGCATGGCGGAGCTGCAGAGCAAGGTCGACACCAAGACCCGCGAACTGGAGCTGCGCCGCGAGCTTGCCGCGCTCTCCAACCAGTCGCGACAGCAGCAGCAGGAGACGGCGGCGGCTACTCGCATTGCCGCCACCGTTATGCAGACCTCTGCAAAAGCGCAGTCCCAGGGCCAGCCGCGCCCGTCCCCTTCGCGGCCCATGACAAACTGAAGGAGTACCTATGTCTGACAGCAAGAAGGAAGTGGTTATGGAGCAGATGCCTGGCGCCGATCCGGCCGAGGCGGCTCCGGAGCAGCCGTTCGACTTCAACTTTGGCCTCGGCGACGAGCCAGCGCCCCCTGCTGCCGAGGCTTCGGCCCCGGATCCGACCCCCGAGCCGACCCCGGAACCCGAAAAGCCCGCCGCCGAACCGACTCCCGAGCCGGTTTCTGAGGCCGCAAAGCCGGAAACGCCCCCGGAGCCCACTCCCGAGCCGCCGAAAGCGGCCAAAGAGCCGGAGCAGCGTCGCCCGATGGTGCCGAAAGCCCGTCTTGACGAGGTGCTGGCCAAGCAGAAGGCCCTCCAGAAGCAGCTCGACGACCTGATGGCGACCCGGCAGGCGGCGGAAACCGCTCCAGATGCCTACGATTTCGCCTCGAAGGAGGTCGAGTACCAGAACTTGGTGCTCGATGGGCAGCACGAGAAGGCGGCGGCGCTCCGAGCGGACATCCGCAAGGCCGAACGGGCCCAGATCGAGTTCGAAATGGGCCAGAAGATGGAGCAGAAGGTGGCGCAGAGCTACCAGATCAGCGCTCTGCAGCAGGCTGCCGCAGCGTTGGAAACGAACTTCCCGGTTTTCGACCGGGCGAGCCCCGATTTCAACGAAAAGTACACGCAGGAGGTCATCGATTTGCGTGATGCCTTCATCGTGAAGGGCGAAAACGCGGTTGCGGCCTTGTCGAAAGCGGCCAAATTCGTCATCAGCGAGTACGGCCTGGCGGGAGAAACGGCCGCTGCGGCTGCTACGACGCCCGTTACCACCCCGACTACGGGGGACAAGACGGCTGCTGTCGATGAAGTGGCGAAGAAGCGCGCCGAGGTCGCTAACAAACTGAAGGCCGCAGCATCGCAGCCTCCCGACATGGCCGGGGAGAGCTCGGCAGCGCGGGGCGAGAAGACTTTCGACCTCATGTCGCTCACCGAAGAGGAGTTCAACGCTCTTCCGCCCGCAACGTTGAAGCGCCTGCGTGGAGACTTGATCTAATGGCTGGCAAAGACCCGCGTTTGGCCCGGGTCGGTGTTTCCGGGTACAACCAGCCGAAGCGTACGCCTAGTCATCCGACCAAAAGCCACGTTGTCGTGGCTAAGACCGGCGATCAGGTGAAGACTATCCGCTTCGGGCAGCAGGGCGTCAGCGGATCCCCGAAAAAGACGGGGGAGTCTGAGGCTTATCGCAACCGGCGCGAAAGCTTCAAAGCTCGTCACGCGGACAACATTGCCAAAGGCAAGATGTCCGCTGCTTACTGGGCCAACAAAGTGAAGTGGTAAGGAGAATTGTATGAAGCCTTGTCCTGGTTGTCCGACCCCTGGCCGCTGTGTGAAGGCGGGTAAGTGCATGAAGAAAGCTAGCGCCAAGAGCGCCCCGGCCAAGAAGTACCTAGGGGTATAAAAAACGTCCTTGCCGCCAGTTTTGGAAAAATTTGGCGGCAAGGACAAATTTTACCGTGAAGACAAATTTTTCTTCAGCAGTTGCGAACTTGCATCACTGTTGTTAATCTACAACGTATTCGTTTGCCGGAACGTTTCCGGCCGTGTCGCACACGTTAAAAACGGTGAACCCTCGCCCGCAGCGGCGTAAACCTGCCGAGGTCGCGTCTCGTGAACACGCGCTAAGTCGTGACCCCACGATACGGGGAAACGGGTTAGCCGCTCCACAAGTCGGCTGCAGCTCCTGGTACGCGGGTGCGTATCGGGTTTGATAACGCAATTCAAGGAGATGCCAACATGGCTCTTACTAACTTTGCGGCGCTGACCAGTGAACAGCTCACGGCGTGGAGCCGTGATTTCTGGCGCGTCTCTCGCAATATGTCGTTTGTGAACCGCTTCGTCGGTTCTGGCTCCAATGCGATGATCCAGCGTGTCACCGAGCTCACCAAGTCGGACAAGGGCACGAAGGCCGTCATCACCCTGCTCGCGGACATGACCGGCGACGGCGTGACCGGTGACAACACGCTCGAAGGCAACGAAGAGGCGCTCCGCGCCTACGATATCAACATCAACCTCGACCAGCTGCGTTTCGCGAACCGTATCGCGGGCCGTCTCGCTGATCAGAAGTCGGTGGTGAACTTCCGCGAGACCTCGCGCGACGCCCTCGCTTACGCGATGGCGGATCGTATCGATCAGCTCGGGTTCCTTACGCTTTCGGGTGTGGCCTACACGCTCAAGACGAACGGCGCGCTTCGCACGGTCCTGCCTGCTGGCCAGAACCTGTCGAACCTCGAGTTCGCCTCGAACGTGACTGCGCCGACGGCTCTTCGGCATCGTCGTGTGTCGGGCGACAACTTGGCCGCTGGCAGCGTGACGTCCATCACTGCCACCGACAAGCTGAAGTACCGCCACATCGTCGACCTTAAGGCCTACGCTAAGGACCAGTACATCCGTGGTCTGCGTGGCGCCGGTAATGAGGAGGTCTATCACCTCTTCGTCACCCCGCAGCAGATGGCCGCGCTTAAGCTGGATTCGGACTTCCTTGCCAACGTTCGTAACGCTGGCGTGCGAGGCCCGGATAACCAGCTGTTCTCGGGTTCGAGCTCGCTGATGGTTGATGGTGTGATGGTCCATGAGTTCCGTCACGTCTTCAACACGGCTGGCGCGCTCACGGGCGCGGTCGGCAACGCGGGCGCCCCCGGCTACAAGTGGGGCGCGACCGCTAACGTCAACGGTGCTCGTGCCCTGTTCTGTGGTGCGCAGGCCCTCGCGATGGCGGACATCGGTCTGCCGGAGATCACCGAGGACGCCTTCGACTACAAGAACCAGGCTGGCATCTCGATCGGCAAGATCTTCGGCCTCCGCAAGCCCCGCTACAACACCGACGTGAGCGGTGATGTGCAGGACTTCGGCGTGATCTGCCTCGATACGGCGTTCTGAGCCGTGGGGGCCCTCCCCTAACCGGGAGGGCCCCTTTTTCTTTGGCCAAGGAGAAGACATGAAGGTCATTGCAGATCGCGAAATCCGTGTGGCAACGCTGTGGGGCGCCGTCATCGTGTTTGAGCCGAACGCGGAACAGGAAGTGTCCGACGAAATCGGTGTGCTTGCCCTGCAGCTTGGCGCCAAACAAGTCATGAGCGCGAGCCCGCCCGCAGTTCCGTCCGCGTCTCCTACCGACGCTTTTGACGGAACGGCTTACATCGAGCAGCCGACCCCCGATTCTGTGATCCTTTCGGCGATCGAGAGGATCGTCGCTGAGGGCAACCCCGAAGACTTCAAAGCCGACGGCACTCCCAAAGCCTCGGCCGTAAACCGCGAGGTCGGGCACAACGTAAGCCCCGAGGCTCGTGAGGCAGCTTGGACGGCGTTCATCAATTCGTGAGGTAAGGTATGACCGTCTCTGTCCAGAGTGTTATCGACCGCGTCCAAAAGACCCTGCAAGACACTACCGGCGTTCGCTGGCCCGTAGTCGACGAGCTGGTGCTGTGGGTCAACGACGCTCAGCGTGAGATTGCGCTGCTCAAACCGGACGCGTCGGCCAAGAACACCACGATCACGCTGTCTGTAGGCACCAAACAGGAAATCCCCAGCGACGGCAATGCGCTGCTGCGCGTTGTCCGCAACATGTCGGCCGCTTCTGGCGGTACTGGCCGCCGAGCCATTCGTATCGTGCAGCGCGAGGTTCTCGACGCGCAGACCCCGGAATGGCACAACCCGTCGATCACCGGTGACGCCGCGCACACGACGATCGTAAAGCACTACATTTACGACGAGCAGAACCCGCGTAACTTCTACGTCTACCCTGGCGTGTCGACCTCCAACGCCGCGTTTGCCGAGATCATCTACTCGGCCAACCCTGCGACTGTGGCGCAGAACGGTAACCTTGATATCCCCGACATCTACGCCAACGCCGTGATGAACTACGTCCTGTACATGGCGTATATGAAGGACGCCGAGTACGCGGGCAACAGCCAGCGGGCTTCGTCGCACTATCAGCTGTTCGTGGCGTCGGTGACCGGCAAGGGCGCGGTCGACGCGTTTACTTCGCCGAACAACGACAGCCCGCGCCGTCCTCCGCCCGTCGCTCCGATCGGGTAAACGGAGATGGCTACTCTCTATGAGTCGCTGCTCCCTGAGATCATCCCGATGGTTCCGGGTTGCCCGGACACGATGATCGAAAACCACATCCGCTCAGCGGTCATCGACCTCTGTGAACGGGCCCCGGTGCTGCAGGTCGAGCTCGACCCGATCACTACGATTGCCGGCACGTTTGAATACGACCTAGAGCCGCCTACCGACACGGTGGTGCACAAGCTTCTTTGGGCTGTGCACAACGGCAGCACGCTTGACCCTATCAGCACCGACCTTCTGGAGCAGCGAAAGCCCGGCTGGCGCGACAAGTCCGAGCGTGGAACGCCAGAGTATTTCGTGAAAGTCAGCCAGTCGTTGATGTGGCTGGTGCCCGTTCCGTTTGTCACACAGGCGTCCAGCACTATCGTCCGTGCGCAGCTTAAGCCGACCCACACGTCGGATTCAGCGGACGACGAGCTGATGTCGGACTATCGCGACACCATCGTCAACGGGGCCTTGTTCCGGCTGCTTCGGTTGCCGAGCAAGCCCTGGACCGACATGAACGCGGCCCGCGTTTACGGCACTATGTATGGCGAAGGCGTGGCAGCCGCCGACCTGAAGTCTCGCCATGCCGATACCCGGATCGTGAGGAAGGTCGCTTATGGTGGTATCCACACTTCGTTCTCCAAGCGGCGCAACCGCTACGGCAGCTGAGCAGCCGGTTGTCTCTGATATCCGTCGTGAGTGGGACTGGGTCCGCCCGGGCATCGACGAGATCTGCGCTGCTTCCCGTTCGCTGACTTATCGTGCTGAAGACGTTTACGCGGCCTGCGTGAACAAACAAGCCGTGTTGTGGACGACTAGCGAGGGGTTTGTCATCTCTTCGACCGAGATTGACCAATTCACCGGCGAAAAAACCATGTTTCTTTGGCTGGCTTGGGCCAAGGTCCGAGGCACCAGTTTGGTGTCAAAGTATCAGGCATTTTTCGAGCAAGTGGCCCGCGAAGCAGGTTATAGTACGCTCGAAACCAGATCGCCTTTCCTGGGGCTGATGAGCCACATGGAAGCCCACGGGTGGACCGTTGATACAGTGGTGTACACAAAACGCCTATGAGCAGCAAACCTAAAAAGCAGGACTATCAGGCAAGCGAAGCGGAAAAGGCTTCTGCTGGCGTCGCTACTGCAGAGTATGAGTACTTCAAGCAGAAGTACGACCCTTTGCTGCAGGAAATGCGCGACAAGTCGATGAACGAAGACATTCGTTCGACGCTGCGTGGTCGCGCGAACGCTGACACCATGCAGCAGCTGTCGGCTCCTAGCTACGAGCGCGCGACCAGTGCTACGGTCGCTGGAGACACGGCGGCTGCTCTCGGTGGGCAGATGAACGAAGCCAATATGGTCGCGAACAAAGCCAGCAACGAGCAGCGGCTGGGTGTGTTGGGCGCCGCGCGCGGCCAAATGGCTACTGCTCAGGATGGAATGGCGACGGCTAGCCGTCTCGCTACGTCCTCGGCCCTTGAGCGTGCACGCGCCAATCAGCAGGTTGCGGAGGCCAAACAGGCCGCAGCAGTACAGGTCGCGTCCACGTTTGCGTTCCAGGGGCTGGAGAACAAAGCTACTCGTGGCATTGGGCCTGACGGGCAGGAAGTCAAAGGTACGTTCTTTTCGCCGGTCCGAGCCGACGGCTCTAAGGTTTCTGGGTTTGGTGGTCGTCTGTCATATTCGACTTTTGGCGACATGTCGCGGCCGTTTGCGGCCCGGCCGAATCCGCTTATGGACCCAAATGCTGTCGACCCAAAGGTCAAAGGACCGCGCTAATTTAGATACGGTTGAGGACACGCTATGCCTGATATGTACATGGGCCTTCCGCCCGATCGGGAATACATCAGCAGAACGGGGGCTGTGCCTTCGGGGTATTCTGCGTCCATCCCAACCGTAGCCGACCCCGAGAAAGCGTTTGCCGATTTGACCCGCCGTGAGTATCTGGACTATGTCCAGAACTATCGCGGGTTTGAGGAGCAGCTGATACAAAGAGCTCGGACAGACAGAACCCTGATCGATCAGGCCCGTCAGGATGTCGGTGTGGCGTCGGCGCTTACGCAGGGCATCGCAGAACGCAACGCGCAGCGGTACGGGGTCAACCTTACCCCGGATCAGCTGCAGCAGCGG